GCTTACTCAAGATGGATGAAATTTTTAGGTGGGCTACTATGATTATAGAGTTCTATTTTGGTGCTCAATTAGCAAAAGGAAGATAATATGACATATAGAGGATTAATTAACGAGATTCTAATAAGACTTAGAGAAGAAACTATAGCTTCTGATTGGTCAGGTGATATCAATGACGCAACTACAGTTACAGATTATCAGAAGGTCATAGGTTCTCTAGTGAATGATACTAAGAGAAGTGTAGAGTCTTACCACGATTGGTTAGTCTTGAGACAGACTGTTGATATAGATACTGTAGCTGCAACTAAGAATTATAACCTGAGTTCTGGTCAAGAGTTTAAAGTATTGGATGTTATAAATAATTCTACTGGTTATCAACTGACACAAGTAACTAGACATTATTTGAATAGCATTATGTATCCTAATGACCCTACAGGTGAGCCCACTTACTACGGATTCAATGGTGCAGATGCTTCCAATAATTTAAAAGTAGATTTGTCTCCTATACCAACAGAAGCTCAGACGATATCATTTGATATTGTAAAGTATCAAGATGAATTAGCTACAGCGTCTACGGTTATAAGTGTGCCAAGTAAGCCTGTCGTATTAGGAGCTTGGGCTAGAGCTATCGCAGAGCGTGGTGAAGATGGCGGTACACAGTCATCTATAGCAGCTCAAGAAGCCACAAATTCACTCAATCAAGCGATTATGATTGATGGTGGTAACGCTAAATATGAAATGGATTGGTTCGTCTTATAATGGCAAAAGAATTAACATATCAACCTCTGACTAATCTAGGTATCAATGGTCTAAATACACAGGATAATCCTGCGACTCTAGATAATTCTTGGTTGACTAAAGCTGATAATGTAGTCCTAAGAGAATCTGGAAGGATATCTTTTAGGAAGGGTTTGAAACAGAATGTAGTTCCGAGTGGTACAGCGATAGGTTCTCTGATAGAACATAACGACCAAGGGACTAATAAGATATTTGCTAGTTACGGTACGAGTATCTATACAGTAGATTTTACTACAGCTAATGCAGCGTTTCCTAGTAGTGGTGATGATGTTAAACATACTGTAGGAAGTTCAACAGGTGCTTGGCAGTTTGTAAACTTCAATGGTAGGTTAAATGCTTTTCACGCTAGTATAGTACCACAGAGATATGATGGTGCTTTAAGTGCTGATTCTAAATGGGCAGCTTATGATAATGCACATAGACCTTCCAGTGTAACATCAGGTGAATTTAAGCCTAGCTGTGGTGTCGGTTTCTATGGTCGTATGTGGGTAGGAGGAGTTGCAGAAGAGAAGGATGTAGTACACTATTCTACTCTTCTAGATAGTGATGATTTCAGAACTACAGCAGAGAATGGTGCTTCAAATGGTGGTTCTTTTGATTTAAAGAATGTATGGGGAGCAGATGAGGTAGTAGCAATAGCACCTTTTTATGGTCAGCTTGCAGTATTTGGCAAGAAGAATATAGCTATCTATGAGAGTCCTGATGTAATAGCGAGTATGAAACTCAATGAAGTTATCAGAGGAGTCGGGTGTATTTCTAGAGATTCCATACAGCATATAGGTGATGACTTAGTATTCTTATCTTCTACTGGTCTTAGGTCTTTAGCTCGTACTACAGAGAAGGATAAAGTACCACTGACTGATTTATCTCTGAATATTAAAGATACATTAATAAGAAATATAGGTAATAGCACTAATGTTAAATCTGCTTATATAGAGAATGAAGGTATATATCTAATGTCTTTTGTAGACAAGAATATAAATTATGTATTTGACTTCAAACATCTGACACCTAATGGTGGACCTAGAATAACTACTTGGTCTTTTGATAATGATAGAGAACCAGCAAGTTTAGCATATACAGATACATACGGTTTACTAGTAGGACAACAAGATGGTGGTTTAGCTATATATGAAGAATATTTTGATGTCGATTTATCTTATCCGGGAAGTGTTCTAACGGAAACTGATGCTTCTTATACTGGTGGATTTGAAACAGTGTGGGTAAATTTAGGTGAGTCTGTAGCAGCATCTCTATTGAAAAGATTATTTATGGTACTAGAGGGTGGCTCTGGTGCGACAATGGGTTTGAAGTGGTATAAGGATTACAGTCCTGTAGCATCGAAAATAACTTCTATAATATTAAATCCAGTAACAACTGGCACTGCGTTTTTATGGGGTGCTTCTAATTCTTTATATGGAGCAACAGATGCTTCTGGTGCACACGCAGGTGGTGGACACGTTGCAGCAACACATCCATCTAATTCTACTTATAAACCTATATTTGGATTAAGAGAATATAGAACACCACTTACAGGTAGTGCTAAAAATATAAAAATAGGAATAGACATAGAGAGTAATGGATTTGATGCGTCTCTACAAACTTTAACTTTATTACATAAACAAGGGAAGATAAGATAATGGCAGATTATACGATAGCAGTTTCTTGGTCTGGAAAGGATGCACTAGCTGACTCAGATGCAAACAAGGTAATATCAGGTGCAGACTTCAATACAGAATTTACTACTGTACAAACCAGTGTGAACTCTAAGGCAGATACAGCTTCGCCTACTCTGACAGGTACTCCATTAGCACCGACAGCAGCAGCAGATACTAATACAACACAATTAGCTACAACTGCTTATGTACAAACAGAGATAGGTTCTGGTAAGAATGGATATGGTGCGAGAACAGTAGGCACAGGAGATGCTACTGGTGGTTCTAATGGTGACATACATTACAAAGTAGCTAGCTAATGAGTTTAAGTATTAAAGATAGTGGCTCTTTTAAAGAACCCATTAAGGTAGAGGTAAAAGATGGTGGTGCTTGGAAGGAAGTATTAACAGGAAGTATTAAAGATGGTGGTTCTTGGAAAGAATTTTATGAGAGAAAGTTTACTTATACAGTTTCCTCTGATGTAAACCAACTAGATTTAGATTCTGTACTATCTTCCGATAATAAACTAGGTGATGTAGATGTAATTATTAATTCTGGTATCTATGTTTATTCAAATGGCACAGGAACACCTGCTTTCATAACAGGCACAGGAGTTGCTGGCACTCTAACTATTATCAATAATGGTTATATTATTGGTGCTGGAGGTGCTGGAGGCACAGGTGGAGCACCACCTTCTGGAAGTGGAGGTTCAGGTGGTAATGGTGGAACAGCTTTAAAACTTGAACAAAATACTACTGTAGACAACAATGGTTCTATCCTCGGAGGAGGTGGAGGCGGTGGTGGAGGCGGTGGTGCTAGAGCTGACCAATACTTCTCTGAAGAGGACAACGCTGGTGGAGGCGGAGGTGGAGGTGGACAAGCCTTCGGTGCTGCTGGTGCAAGAAATACTACGATGACTGGCTCTACTCCTGCAACTCAATCTACCGATGGTGCTGCTGGAACTAAAACCGCAGCAGGTGCTGGAGGTGTAGGAGCAAATGTAGATGGTGATGCTGTGGCTGGTGCTGGTGGAAACGGAGGAGCAGCAGGTGCTTCAGGTTCAGCTGGTCAGACAGCTCCGACAGGCGATGAAGGAAGAGGCTCTGGAGGAGGAGCAGGTAGTGCAGGAACAAGCATTGACAATAACGGATTCACAAGAACAGATATATAATTAGGAGATAGAGAGATGGCAATTCAACCAAGCAGATACCGAGGCGGAGTTACAAGCAGTAACACACAGCACGGAAACTTCGAGAGGGCTAATACTACCGATAGAATGAGCACTGATACGACAGGTACAAAAACTAAAGGTGGTGGTGGTGGTGGTTCTTTTGACTTAGGTGGTCTATTCAGTTCTCTATTTGGTGGGAGAAAACAGAGGAAGATTGCTGAGGAGAACAGAAGGTGGCAGGAAGAGCAGAATACACTAGCATACGAGCGGTCTCTACCTTGGAGTAGCTATGGTCCTGCGGGTGACGTAGAGTTCGACCCTGAGACTAAAGAGATTATGTCTACTCTTTCTCCTGAGTATCAGGACCTTATGAACCAGTGGTTAGGTACAGCAGGTATGTCAACTACTGAACTTCAGAGTATGATGGGCGACCCTTATGCTATGGAGCAACAGCAGTTCCAGAGATTTGAAGATTTAAACAGGAGTGCTTATGCACAGTCTAGAGCACAAGGACAAGAAGCTGCACTAGCTAGAGGTATGCAAGGAACTCAAAGTTACTACGACCAGATGGCAATAGAAGATTCCATAAATCAAAGTAGACTCGGTGGACAGTTAGCAGCTATGGGTACTGGTATGAACTACAGACAGATGTTAGGACAAGAAGCTCTCGGATTCGGTGGTGGAGCTATGAATATAGCAGGT